CGTAGCTATAAATTCATCTATTTCATTAATGCTTGTAGAGTTATTATCAATAGCTAATCTTAACTCACAAACTGCTTGAATGAGAGCCTTTAAGACATCTATTACAGTGAGATCCCCACATGTAGGAAGATAGTTACTAACTATTTCACAAATAATGTTTTGATCTATATCCACCTTTATTCCAGATCCATCTAATGTAGATGTTAGAAAGGTGATGATGGCTTGTTCTACATAGGAGAGACTGTCTCCATTTTGTATACCAAGAACTGGTACATCCACTCCTGTATATTTAACACATTGGTCAGAGAGTATTTCCGGACACCCATTGTAGCAATTTGAGCAACTCATTGTATGTTTTATTTACGTATTAATAATTTAATTCTACTGATGATTTGTTCATCAGAAAAGTTTCTGCCACCATAGTCTATGTTACAGATTCTGTATTGTAGTATTCTTTTATAGTTCAAAAGATCGTTTATAGCATTCCCATCTATTTTCTTATTAAGAGAATATACGGTGTTGTTATAAAGATCTTTAGCCATCTGTGCTATTTTGCAATCTATTTCTGAGATCACAACACAAATGTCAGAACAGTCTACACAGTTGATAAGCCTTGGTGATAGCATTTCTAAATCGTTTTGTTCCTTTTTGAGCAGCAGAGTGACAGGCTGCACACAATCCATTAATTAATTGACATCCGCAGCCAAAATTAGCTCCACATTTTGTACACTTAGCCATATTAGTAAAAGTTGGTTACATAGTTTGTGCCAGAACACTGGCATCCACTTCTAATAAAACTATCAAGCATCTTACTAGCCTGATTGTAAAGTTTATTAGCCTCATCCACAGCACAATTGTTTGCAGCAGCTATTGCTCCTTGTATGAAGAAATACACACTGTTCAATTGTACCTTTTGTTGGGTTTTGATTGCCTTATCGCACTCCATCATATCCAGTTTCATAAACGCATTGTCAAATTTCTCCTGGAGAGCATCAACACGCATTATTGTTTTCTCAACAAAGTTTTTGTATGCAGGTGTGATTGTATACTTGATATAATACACTCCATCAGGAAGAGGTAATAGTGTATCGCCTACACTTGTAATTCCTAATGATGTAGAATTAAACAGGTTGAAACTATTTGGATTAAATGGTAACACCACTTTTCCAAAAGAAGGGACATTAAATTCAATTGAAGGAGCAGAGATAGATGAGGGGGAGGGGTATGTTGATGTATCAGCAATCCCTAACGTTTGTGAGTTGTACGTAGGAATCACTGCTATATCTAATCTTAAATCTGGCATAGTGTTCTAAATAAATGTGCCAGAGGACTTTGAGAATTATCCTCTCTGACCCTCTGGCACAGGTTTATATGATCTTGTTTCTCCTGTCTATTACGCAGCAGCAGTAGTAGAAGTGGTTGTAGTGATACATGTATTGTCAAACTCGATCTCTCCAAGAGCATCAGACAATGCGTTGTACAGTGCTGCAGAAGCAGCTCCTTCAGGAACAGCAATGATCACCATTGAGTCTTGCTCGATATAATCGCCCCATTGGTAAGCAGATTTATCGTAGGCATTAAACTTAATGTAATATGTATCATAAGTTGAACCTGCGCTCACCCAGCTTTCAAAGTTACCATTATATCCAACCATTCTGTAGAGATGCTTCAGATAACCAGCTTGATAAGAATAGTAGTTCTTTTCAAGTTGGATGATTTCATCAGAAGTACCTGTAGGATAGTTAGAAGTCTGAGTGATTGTAGAAGTAGCTACAATGTTACAGTTGTCAGCCACAATAAAGTCAGCTGTAGTAGCAGGACCAGAATAGATGAATGTGCGGAACCACAGTCTGTCATATTCATAAGGGAACGCTGCAACATCACAAGGTTGACCATATTTAGTCAGAGGCTTACCTTCAATACGAAGAATAGTGCCACCAACATTAGTGAAAGTGAAGAATGTGCTCAAAGTGATGTTATCAGGATTGGTACCAGTTGTGTCACCACCTAAGAAATCAGGAGCTGTAGCTTCTAATTTAGTGATGAACTGGTTAATCAATGCGTTAACATCAACAGTGTCACAAGGATCTCCACCACAATCGCAACAAGGAGCTTGAACAGTTACAGAACGTGTCAAACCATTGAAGTAGAGAGTGTCAATGTAAGAAGAATGTGCACGAACAGTCAGAGTTACAATATCACCACATTTCACATTGAAATCAGTGATGTCAGTAACTTGATTAGTTGCTGTAGCACAACCTTTAACCTTGTACCACTCAGTTACATTTGATCTACAAGTTCCGCCTTGAGCACATCCAGCAATTTTGTCTGAACGCTTAGAACCTTGCAGATAAGTGTTTGTTCTACCTTGAGCAATGTAGAAATAAGGGGAAGAACTGGGAGTGAGCGTAGCTACATAGTTGTTGGTGAAAATACCAACTTGGCCAGCTGTGAGGTCTTGCGTAGAGCTACCAGTTGGAAATGAGGTTTGACTCACTGGCACTACGAAGAGGGTAGTTAATGAAAAATCAGCCATTTTGTTTTATTTTAAATTGTGAAAAAACTTACTCGTTTGTTTGAATTCTAAGTTGTGAACTTTGTATTGCAAGCTGGTTCTCTGTGTACATTGCTAGATTTTGAACTGTTAGATCAAGAAGTTCATCCTCTAAATATGTCTCCAGCTCACAGTCTTGGTCTACAGAAGGACTACCATCAAACTTGATATATCCTTGCTTGTCAATGTACACTGGATAACGCATGTACATTATGTAAATGTTACTTGGTGTAAATGTTCCATCCGTAAATACACTTATTGCATCAGAAGAAAGCCAGTTGAATGTTTCTTGATATTCAAAGGATGGCTTATAATGTGTGTTGTTCAAAATAAACTGTAAATCACCATGTTTTGCCAAATCCCTGTTTATCCAGATTTTTCTGTCCTTACATTTACCCTTGTCCGCTAGTACATAACTGTCAATATAGAACATGTATTTAGGAACAAGTGTGTGTAAATTAGCTTCCCATCTATTTAGTTTCTCATCTGCTTTTGTTAAAGAAAGAGCACCTTTGTCATATGGTATAACCAATGATTGTAAATCCTCATACCTTTTCTTAAAAGCATCTAGTCCAAGTCCACTCACTGTGCTAAAACCATCAACTTTTTGTTTGATAAGCTTTATCTGAGCTTCGTTCAAAGCTAAAATCTTATCTTCTAATTGTATCTGTTGATGATCATTAGTAGATAGTTTATTTAGTCTTTGGTCAATCTTATATAATAAACTATCTACAGGTATCATACAGCAGCGAGTTTCTTAGTTTTTAATTTTTGTTCAAGGGTGATGAGCTCATCTTGATTGTCATCATCAGCCAAGAATTTTACTAAATCATCTTCATCTTTTGCCACTTCAAAATCACCTTCATACACCTTACCGTTAGGTTTCAGTCTGTACACAGAGTGAGTGAGAGCTTGCTTCACTAAATCTTTAATATGGAGCAAGTTTTCTTTCATGTCAGCAAACCTAGTGAACACTTCTACAGGATTGAGTCCTTGGTATTTTCCGTTCTTAAACTCTGTTTGCTTTAATACATTGTCTACTAAATTGTACACCACTTCTTCTTTTGTATCATCTGTTACAGGGAGTCCTAACAAACGAGCCACCTTTCTTTTTCTATCAGGAGTCATGCTGTCAAACTTAACAATAGCTTTATTGATAAGTTGCTTTTTCTTAAACACCACTGCATTCTCAATATCATCATCTACAACATAAAATTGTGTATCAGCAGGAAATTCGCCACGCTCCCAAGCTTGATAGGAGCTTGCAATTGTAGGATGAACACGTAACCAAGCGAATGCTAATTCCTGGAGAGGAACATTGAGATCGAAGAAGTTGTCTCCATCCAGCAATTTTACAGGTTGTACATGTAATGTATCTTCTGTAGAAGTGGATAGTCCATAGTTCCAGAATTTAGAACGAGGACCAAGATCAAGACCTCCAAGAGCATTTTCAAGTTTTTCTCTAAGAGCTGTTACACGCTCAATTTCCAATTCTTTTTCTGTAGGATCAGATATTCTACGAATGTAAGCTGCATGAGGATCAAGTCCTGTTCTATAAGTTCCATCAAGTTCCTTGTAAGGATATTTGAAAACCCCTGTACCAGGAATTCTTGTTAGTCCTCTAGTGGAGAGACCACCTTGCATTGTCTGAAGTTGAGAGTTATTATACTCTTTCTTAATAGTGGAAATTTTTCCAATCTTGCCCATATGTAGTTGTATTTATTTGGTTTGTTTTGCAGAGGATTGATCACCGAAGATCTTGGCTGCTGGGGACACCCCAACACTCACCTCTGTTTTGAGA